TCTAGATTTTTCAAATGAAACAGTATCAACTCCTACACCAAAATTATCTTCTGGAAGATCAGGTTTAGCAGCAACCTCAAGTAGTTCTTATGGTTACTTTGGTGGTGGTTATAGTACTCTTCCTAATATTTTTTATAGTACCATAGATCGTCTAGATTTTTCAAATGAAACAGTATCAGTTCCTACGCCAAAATTATCTTCTGCAAGAAATGGATTAGCAGCAACCTCAAATAGTTCTTATGGTTACTTTGGTGGTGGTAATACTGGTGTTTATGTTAGTACCATAGATCGTCTAGATTTTTCAAATGAAACAGTATCAACTCCTACACCTAAATTATCTTCTACAAGATCATTTTTAGCAGCAACCTCAAGTAATTCTTATGGTTACTTTGCTGGTGGTGTTAGTAATCCTCCTCTTATTTATTATTGCACCATAGATCGTTTAGATTTTTCAAATGAAACAGTATCAACTCCTACACCAAAATTATCTTCTGGAAGATCAGGTTTAGCAGCAACCTCAAGTAGTTCTTATGGTTACTTTGGTGGTGGTGTTAATAGTCCTCCTAATATTTTTCATAGTACCATAAATCGTCTAGATTTTTCAAATGAAACAGTATCAACTCCTACACCTAAATTATCTATTGCAAGAAATGCATTAGCAGCAACCTCAAGTAGTTCTTATGGTTACTTTGGTGGTGGTTATATATCTCCTCCTGCTACTCGTTATAGTACTATAGATCGTCTAGATTTTTCAAATGAAACAGTATCAACTCCTACATCTAAATTATCTTCTGCAAGAGATTCATTAGCAGCAACCTCAGGTGGTCAATCAATTTTTCGTGGTTCTAAGACTTATGGTTACTTTGGTGGTGGTTATGGTCCTCCTAATTTTAGTACCATAGATCGTCTAGATTTTTCAAATGAAACAGTATCAACTCCTACACCTAAATTATCTTCTGTAAGAGGATTTTTAGCAGCAACCTCAAGTAGTTATTATGGTTACTTTGGTGGTGGTTCTCCTCCTGTCACTTGTACCATAGATCGTCTAGATTTTTCAAATGAAACAGTATCAACTCCTACACCTAAATTATCTATTGCAAGAGATGGATTAGCAGCAGTCTCAAGTAGTTCTTATGGTTACTTTGGTGGTGGTGGTACTTCTCCTACTGTTTATGTTACTACCATAAATCGTCTAGATTTTTCAAATGAAACAGTATCAACTCCTACACCTAAATTATCCCAGGCAAGAGGACTTTTAGCAGCAACCTCAAGTAGTTCTTATGGGTACTTTGGTGGTGGTTTTAGTACTCCTCCTACTATTCTTTATACTACCATAGATCGTCTAGATTTTTCAAATGAAACAGTATCAACTCCTACATCTACATTATCTCCTGCAAGATACCATTTAGCAGCAACCTCAAGTAGTTCTATTGGTTACTTTGCTGGTGGTATTACTTCTATTTCTGTTTGTACCATAGATCGCCTAGATTTTTCAAATGAAACAGTATTAACTCCTACACCTAAATTATCTTCTGCAAGATATTCTGTAGCAGCAACCTCAAGTAGTTTTTATGGTTACTTTGGTGGTGGTTATAGTTCTGGTACTAATGTTAGTACCATAGATCGTCTAGATTTTTCAAATGAAACCGTATCAACTCCTACACCTAAATTATCTTCTGCAAGACGAGGTTTAGCAGCAGTCTCAAACTCAAACTAAATAAAGTTACTTATATAATTCATTATGAAATCTGGAGCAACTGAAAGTTCTTTTTATTATCTCAATCAATATTATCAATTTCCAAATAATGTTGAAGTTTCAAGAAGTATAGAGATACTATCACAATCAAATAAACAATATAAAATTCTTTGGGCACACGACAACTGCGATCAACCACAACTCGCAAAACTTCCAGAACTTATATCACAGATTGACTTAATTGTTTGTGTATCAAAATGGGAGAAAGAACAGTACGTCAAATACAATAGAGCACCCGAAGAAAAAATAGTAGTCATTCCAAATGGTGTTGCGGATATTTTTAATCTCAAAACACCAAAATCAAAAACAGCAATCTATTTCTCTGGACCACACAAAGGTATTACACCACTTCCAAAAATCTGGAAGCAAGTCATTAAGAATCATCCAGATGCAAAGTTAAAAGTATTTTCTTCTCATAATCTTTATGGAGAACATTACGAACAACACTCTAAGATTCCAGAACATCTGGAAGCAATTGAAGAACTAAAGTCTCTTCCTGGTGTAGAATACTCCCCCAGTATTGACCGCGAAGACCTTCTATCTCATATTCAAGATGCTGCATTCTTCGTGCATCCTAATATCTGGGAGGAGACCTTCTGCGTGTCTATGGCGGAGGCAATGGTGTGTGGATGCTATCCAATTACTTCTGATATTGGAGCACTGAGTGAGATTTCATTCAATCGTGGTAAGTATATTCCAATGCTTGGAACTAATACCTCAGTTGGTTGGGATCCATCTCCAAAGTTTATCAATGAGTTCGCACAAGAACTTTCAAGATGTTTTGAGTTCTTTGACGATCAACCAGAAACATTTTATACGGCAACAAAAGAACTTTCACAGATTGCGAAAGAAACTTATGATTGGAAAAAGATTGCAACATACTGGGAACAACTAATTAATACAATAACTGATCAAACAGATCACAAAGTTTCTTTAGATAATGATAAATTGAATTTTAAAACGAAAGTAACAAATAATTTAGAAGAGTATCTTAGTTGGTTTTCTAGTGTTAATTGCTTAGCCCCAAGACATATTGGATACTTATATAAACTCAAATACAAAGATGATATTGAACCTAAGGTAGTTTATGATATTGGAGCAAACTGTCTTCATTGGTATAATCAGGCAAAAGAATGTTGGGATAATGCCGAATATTATCTAATGGACGGTACAAAACATTTTGAATTTTTATATAAAAGAAGTGGAAACAAATATTCAACTGATGTTTTAAGTGATGTTGATGGAAAAAATGTTACTCACTATGAAAATATTCAAAATTCTGGTGGAAACTCATATTATGAATTGAATTATAAAGACTTTCCTGAAAGTACAATTCCATTTAAAAATCAACATTATACCGAAACGCAAAGAATCACCAGATCTTTGGATAGTATTGTGAGAAAAAATAATTGGAAAAAACCAGACTTGATTAAAATGGATGTTCAAGGAGCAGAACTTGATATTCTAAGGGGTGCAAAGGAAACTCTTAAAACTTGTGATCATTTAATTTTGGAGTTGCAAACCAAAGAATATATGAAAGGAGCACCTATGCTCCAAGAAGTTGTGGAGTATTTAAAAACATTTGGATATGAATTAGAATCAAATATTTGTATTAGTATAGTTCAAGGTGTTGATGGTGACTATCATTTTGTAAAAAAAAGTAGTTAGAAGACCAAGATACTATTGTATGGTGAATATGAGGTGCTCTGAGAAATATACTCGTCATAAATAGAAATACAATATTAAAACAATTGGATAATTATGCCTAACAATTATGAAGCAATTGCTCTTGCAACATCTAAAGAAGTTTTGGATGATGATAATGAATTTATGCTTAAGATTCTTCACGAAGCAACTCGTTGGGAAGAAAGTGAATTCGAACTTTCGCAAGGTCGTTCAAATTTTCAGATTGAGAAATTTATCATTCATGATAATTTTACAATCCCATCGGCATTTAAAGCAGCACTTATTAATCGTAGAAGTGTAGCAGAGGGTCTTTTACAGCAAGTTATTGATGCAAAAAGAGCAGCAAGAGAATTTTATTATAAGTGGGACGGAAAGGATAAGACGCAACCAATTTGGTGGAAAACTAGGCAGGGGGGTGAAGAACTTACTTGGTATGATATTGATGAGTTTCATTTTCATCGTATGCTTGAAGGTTTGAATCGTGGATTTAAAGCTTGTGTGGAAGAACTTGAATGTTTTGATACATTAATTACTCGTCTGACTGAATTGAATGGTGGTCAGTTGGTTTCGAAGATTCAATATGACGAAGATCAACCAAACTACTGGGAACGCAGACTTGCGAATCAATCTTTGGATGATTTACTTGCAGCAAAAACTGGTGTGAATGCTGGTAATATTCGTTCTATGCGTCGTGCAAGTGCTCCGACTGTTCTTCCTGATGATGTAAATCGTACTAAGGGAACCTTTGGTGATCCAAATGACCCTATGGACTTCTTGAGTAATCTTCAACAAGCAGTTTCTTCTGGTATTGAAGAAATTACAGGTATAGATCAGAAACTTCTTCGTGCTATTGAAGAAGAAGAACAAAAGAAAATTCCTCAGTCGTTATTTAATCCCGACCTTAAAATAGAGTAATTTCAGATGCCTTTTGTAGGAGATATTTTTGGTTTAAATAATGTTTATGATCGTCAGGTTTTAAATATAGACAATCGCAATTTTTCGAGTTGGCCAGAGTCTGCGACTTATGGTTACTTTGCTGGTGGTTATAGTCCTCCTAATGTTAATACCATAGATCGCCTAGATTTTTCAAATGAAACAGTATCAACTCCTACACCAAAATTATCTTTTGCAAGATACGGTTTAGCAGCAACCTCAAGTAGTTCTTATGGTTACTTTGGTGGTGGTTATACCTTTCCTCCTGTTATTAGTTATAATACTATAGATCGTTTAGATTTCTCAAATGAAACAGTATCAACTCCTACACCTAAATTATCTACTGCAAGATCTTTATTAGCAGCAACCTCAAGTAGTTCTTATGGTTACTTTGGTGGTGGTGTATCTGGTGTTAGTACCATAGATCGTCTAGATTTTTCAAATGAAACAGTATCAGTTCCTACGCCAAAATTATCTTCTGCAAGAAATGGATTAGCAGCAACCTCAAATAGTTCTTATGGTTATTTTGCTGGTGGTTTTACTGGTGTTTATGTTAGTACCATAGATCGTCTAGATTTTTCAAATGAAACAGTATCAACTCCTACACCTAAATTATCTATTGCAAGAAATGCATTAGCCGCAACCTCAAGTAGTTCTTATGGTTATTTTGGTGGTGGTGTTAATACTCCTCCTTTTACTTATTATTGCACCATAAATCGTTTAGATTTTTCAAATGAAACAGTATCAACTCCTACACCTAAATTATCTTCTGTAAGAGGAGATTTAGCAGCAACCTCAAGTAGTTCTTATGGTTACTTTGGTGGTGGTGCTACTCCTACGTTTGTTAGTACCATAGATCGTCTAGATTTCTCAAATGAAACCACATCAGTACCAACATCTAAGTTATCCCAGGCAAGACAATTTTTAGCAGCAACCTCAGGTGGTCAATCAATTTTTCGTGGTTCTAAGACTTATGGTTACTTTGGTGGTGGCCTTGATGACAATCTTGTTAATATTTGCACCATTGACCGTATAGATTTCACAACAGAAACTGTATCAGCACCAGGAAAGAATTTAACTCAAGCAAGAAATGGTTTAGCAGCAGTTTCTAATTCGAATTATGGTTACTTTGGTGGTGGTTATCTTACTTTTGGTTCTGCATTTTATTGCACTATTGACCGTTTAGATTTCTCTAATGAAACCGTATCAGCACCAACTCCAGCAAAATTAACTCAAGCAAGAAGTGGTTCAGCAGCAGTCTCTAGTTCTAATTATGGTTATTTTGGTGGTGGTTATACATCTCCTCCTACTGTTTTTTACTGCACCATTGACCGTATAGATTTCTCAACAGAAACTGTATCAGCACCAGGAAAAAATCTAACTCAAGCAAAAAGTATTTTAGCAGCGGTTTCTAGTTCTAATTATGGTTATTTTGGTGGTGGTTATTTTAGTCCTTTTCAGACATTATATTGTACTATTGACCGTTTAGATTTCTCTAATGAAACCGTATCAGCACCAGGAAAAAATCTAACTCAAGCAAGAAATGGTTTAGCAGCAGTATCAAATTCGAATTATGGATACTTTGGCGGTGGTGGTGTCATTTCATCACAGGTTTGCACCATTGACCGTATAGATTTCTCAATAGAAACTGTATCAGCACCAGGAAACAATTTAACTCAAGCAAGGTGGTTTCCCGGAGCAGTATCTAACTCTAATTATGGTTACTTTGGTGGTGGTTTTGCTCCACCATGGATTTGCACCATAGATCGTTTAGATTTCTCCAATGAAACTGTATCAGCACCAGGAAAGAATCTAACTAAAGCAAAATATGTTTTTGCAGCAGTCTCAAACTCAAACTAAATAAAGTTACTTATATAATTCATTATGAATGATATTCTTGCGAATGTTTTAATTCAACCAAAAGTTGTAACCGGGGAAGGATTAAAATTTTTGACTGATCATATGAGAAATTCTCATAAAGAACAACTGGCAGTTTTTGATGGTAAAAAAAGTGATGAAACTAGAGAGAGTCAATCAAAAATAGATTTAAACACAAGAAATGTAAAGTGTGCAAATATTATTCCTGTTTTTTCACAAGTTAAAGATTTACTAGATAATGTAGTTAAAAATGTAATTAATCCTTTTTATCAATTTGAAATTAGAGATAGTGAAGAACCTCAATTACTTTGTTATGAACCTGGAGGTCACTATAAACCTCATAATGATTCTGATGGTTTATGGATGAATCCAGATGGAACTCAGATATGGAAAAAAACAGTAGATCGTGATTTATCAACTGTTCTTTTTCTAAACGATGATTTTGATGGTGGATACTTTTCTTTTCCTGATTTGAGAATTAAAATTAAACCAGAACCCGGTCTTCTTGTTTGTTTCCCGTCATCAAGATGGTTTATGCATACGGTAGAACCAGTTATTTCTGGAAATCGTTATACTCTGGTAACTTGGATGAGGGTTAAGGGATTTAAAACAAAAGATGAAATAGATGAAGAGATTGCAAATAAATATAATATAGAGGTTTACTAAAAATGACTCAATTAATTAAGCATTATCTTATTGACCGTGATAATGGTATGTGGGCAACATATATACCACTGGGTTATATAATGCCTAATATTAAAGGATTGGAAACAAAATATTCTCTTTTTACTCAAGAACGAGTTCCTTTCTTCTTATCAGAAGTTCCTGATTATTTTGAATATGAAGTTGTGGTTCCTCAGCAAGAAGTTATCGAGTACCAAAATAATTTAAATATTACAGTTATTAGTTCTACTGAAAGACAAATTGAAGTTTCTGTTTCTGATCGTTTAGATTTGGAAAAAACTGAAGAAACAAGAATAGAAATTGTTTATGATGTAGTTTATAGAAAGCCACATATTCTTTCAGAAACTGAGGGTGAAGGATTAAAAATTTTAACACAACAAGAATGGGATGATGAAATTTCTAGATTTGATTCTTATAGAACACAAGATAGATACAATACTCTCAGAGAAATTCGTGATAAAATATTAGAACTAACTGATTGGATGGTAATTAAAGATTTGGAACAGACCGGATCTATATCTGTAGAGTTTAAAACTTGGAGACAAAATTTAAGAAATCTTCCAAACTCATCTACATTTCCTATAGGATTTCCAACTTTACCAACAGAACTTCAAAGTCATTCTGAAATCATTTCATTATATGCTAGATTTGATGAAGTGAAATCTATTCTTATGATTCACGATCCATTAAGTAACCCGTAACATTTTTTATTTTTATCATAAGCATAATCTGCATATTTTCCATTTTTTCTTACGAAGTGTAAAAAGAGTTGCATAAATTTATCGTTCTTATGAGTTCTCATAGGACTTCTCCAGTGTTCTACTTCTGTTCCAAGATATACTAATCCACAACCGATTGGAGTTACGACTGATTGTTTATTGCCTTCTAAGTCTTTAAGTTTAATTGGCCACGCAACATCTCCACAGATATTCATCGTGACTGATATTTCACAAGAAGGACGATCAGTATGACAATTCATCCATCCTTTGTTATGATATGTCGTAGAGAACCAGTAAGAAGGAATAAGTTCTTCACCGATAAGATTTTCTAAAACTGGTTGAATTCTTTTCATTACAAATGCACTTGATGGGGGTGCATAACAAGTCAATACATTTCCTCTTTCTGGATCATAGTGAGTTTTTAATCCACCCAAATCGTGTATAGCACCCATCAAATTTTCATATTTGATTTTTATTGCTTCTGTCTTTGTTGTAATATTAGGTAAGTAATGCCACCCTTTTTTTGCAAAATCTCTCTTCATGTGGTATAATATATATTAATACTTATGTATATATTATAACATTGTTATATGAATTTTGTAAAACTTGCTATTGAAAATGGTGGAATTATAAAACCATTAATGATTCCGTCGGAAGATTTAATGGGACCTTCACTCACAAATCCATCAATATTGGTTGTGGATGGAAGTATTATAGTTAATATTCGAAATATAAATTATACTTTATATCATTCGGAGTTAGATAGGTTTGAACATATATGGGGACCTATGGTGTATATCCATCCAGAAAATGATATGCACCTTCGTACCTGGAATTATATTGCACAATTAGATGAAGATTTAAATATCACACATTATTCTAAAATTGATACTTCAAGATTTGATACATATACACCACAATGGGAATTTGTTGGATTGGAAGATGGGCGTTTAGTACAGTGGAATGATAAGGTATATCTTTGTGGAGTAAGAAGAGACTTGGATACTGTTGGGACTGGAAGAATGGAAATTTCAGAAATTGAATTTAATGATGATAAAGTTGTAGAAGTATCAAGATTTAGAATTCCTGGACCACCTCCGGATAATGAGTATTGTATGAAGAATTGTACTCCTATAGAGAACAAACCTTTTCATCTAATCAAGTGGACTAATCCTACTTGTATTATGAAGTTCAATCCAAATGGTGAAGAAACTCAGGTATTTGAAACTAATCAATATACTCCGGGATTTAATGATATGAGAGGCGGGTCTCAAATCATTAAATATAAAGATGGATATTTAACTATTGTTCACGAAACGGAATTGTATAGTTCTGAATTAGGAAGAAAGAATGGTACATACAGACATAGATTTGTATATTGGGATAGTGAATTTAAATCTCAAAAATTTTCTAAACTATTCTCATTCTTAAATATGAAAGTAGAATTTTGTTGTGGTTTAGTAAAATACGATAATAGTTATTTGATTACTTTTGGTGCGGTGGATAATGCCGCTTATGTATTAAAAATTTCAGAATCTTTTTTGGAGGACTTTATCAATGAATGAATTAGTATTATTTGCAACTGATACGGAAAATCCTGAAAAAAATTATAACCTTGCCGAATGGTATGATAATCAGGGACATAATGCATCTGCACATACTTATTATTTAAGAGCAGCAGAAAGAGCAGAAGATAAACTCCTCGCTTATACATCACTTCTTCGTGCATCAATCTCTTGTAGAAAACAAGCAACAAGAGAGGTGACGGAAAAATCATTAATTCATAGTGCGTTGTTTATTCTACCAGAAAGACCGGAGGCATATTATTTCTTGTGTTTAATGTATGAAAAAAAACAAGAATGGGACCAAGTTTATACTTATTCTATTCTTGGTTTAAATTGTTATGATAAAGAAATTGAACCAATTAATATTCCAGACTATGAAGGGAAATATCTTTTAGTATATCAAAAGGCAATTTCTTCTTGGTGGTGGGGGAAAATGAAAGAATCGAGAGATTTATTTTATTCTCTTGTCGATGAATATTGGGACGATATGAATTCGGAATATCGGTTCTTGGTTGAAGATAAAATTATGCATATTGGTCTTGGGCCAAATTCTCAATCTGCAGTATATTATGATAAGTCAAAATTTAATCAATTGAGATTTAAATTTAAGAATTCTGATACAATAGAAAGAAGTTACTCACAAGTTCTTCAAGATATATTTGTTCTTTCTGCATTAGATGGAAAAACTAATGGAACTTTTCTTGAAATAGGAGGAGCAAAACCCTTTGATAGAAACAATACTGCTCTTTTGGAAGAGAAATTTAATTGGAGAGGCGTTTCAATTGAATTGGACGAAACTTTCGCAAAAGAATATACTAAAGAAAGACCAAAAACTAAGGTATTAAATCAAAATGCTTTAGATATAAATTATGAAAAACTCCTAAATGAAAATTTTCAAGAAACCACAATTGATTATCTTCAACTGGACATAGAACCAGCAAGAAATACTTATGAATGTATGTTAAAAATACCATTTGATAAGTATAAATTTGCAGTCATTACCTATGAACACGATTATTATATTGATGTGACTAGATCATATCGACAAAAATCAAGAGATTTCTTAAAAAGTAAAGGATATGTTTTAGTTGTTAATGATATATCACCAGATGGAATTTCATCATTTGAAGATTGGTGGATTCATCCTGATTTAGTTAATGAAGAAATTATTAATATTATGAAAGATAAAAATGGAGATACAAAAAATGCAGAAGACTATATTTTTTGTAATAAATTTTATTCCGAATTTGAAACTGACAAATATCTGCGTGAAAATTTTTTCCCAGACTTAGGTTATAAGGGAGTAATGGTTGAAGTTGGTGCAGGACCTCAAGAATTTATAAGCAACTCGAAACATTTTAGAAATTATGGATGGAGAACAATTGCCGTTGAACCTAATCCAAAGTTTGTAAAACAACACAGAGATAATAATAGTGAAGTGTATCAGTATGCTTGTTCTAATGAAGAGAAAGAAACAACTTTTACTATCAATTACAATAACGATTATTGGTACTCTCAAGAAAATGATGGGGTAAGTTTTTCTTCCCTAGGAATAAAGTATGATAATGTTCCGGAACATAATACTCAAGAAGTTATTGAAGTAGAGACAATTAAACTGAATACTTTATTGGATAAAATAGACGTAAGCAGTATTGATATATTATCAATAGATACTGAGGGTTGGGAACTTGAAGTTATGCTGGGATTTGACCAAGAAAAATACCTTCCAAAGGTAATAGTATTAGAAAATTTTCAAAATAATTTAAATTACGAACCTTTTATGAATGATAGAAATTATATAAAACATTCTCAACTTGGATATAATGAAATTTATGTAAGAGAAAAATTGACTTTGGGAGAAATTGAACAAAAAGAGAGTGAGGTTATTTTTAATTCACCAACTGCTCCGAAATTTGATTGGGGAAATCTTAATGAAGAATATGTACAATTATTTACGAATGAAAATTTTATCCACAGAACATATGAAAAACATCAAGAGGTAAAACCTAATGACATCGTGTTTGATGTTGGGGCAAATTATGGATCATTTACTTACTCAATTTTAGATAAAAAACCCAAAGAAGTTTATTGTATTGAACCATCCAATACTGTTATAGATTTTTTACGAAAAAATGTTTCTCACGGTCCGGTAACTTTCATTAATAAAGCAATTTCGGATAAAGAAGAAATAAAATCAATACCCGAAAATGGAGTTTATATCTATGACCACGAAGGAAATTTATATTCTACAACTACATTTGAAAAAATAATTAAGGAATATAATATTTCTAAAATTGATTTCTTAAAATTTGATTGTGAAGGTGGAGAGTATTCAATTTTTACAAAAGATAATTATGAATTCATTCGAAATAATGTTACAAATTTTGCCGGTGAATGGCATATCAACGATCATGAAAATGCCGTAGAAAGATTTATTGAATTTCGTAATTTGTATTTGAATGATTATTCAGATCTTCATGTATATGAAAGGAATGGTAAAGATGTAACTAAAGATATTTTTAATGACCAATACTTATATGATTTTAGTGATTTGTGGAAACCTACATTTCTTGGGCAGTTTATGATTTATTTTTCATATGGATCCACATCTAAGTTTAGTTTTATGACAAATAAAAAGAATACATCATGGATTGTAGATAATTTTTATGACAATCCAAATGAAATTCGTAAATTTGCATTAGAACAAGAATTTGATGAAGGTGGATTTGGTAAAGGTTTTATTGGAAGACGCACAAAACATCAATTCTTATTCCCAAACCTCAAAGAAAAATTTGAAGAAATTATGGGAAGAAAAATAACTGCCTGGCAAGAGCACGGAATGAACGGAAGGTTTCAAATTGCTTGGTCTGGAGAACCATTAGTTTATCACTGTGATAGTCAAAAGTGGGGAGGAATGTTATATCTTACTCCCAATGCACCTTATCAGTGTGGAACTACATTATACGCACATAAGCAAACGAGAGCAAGAACTTATTATGAGCAAGGTTGGGATGCTGCTTGGTCAAATATTCCAGGAGAATGCCATTTAGATGGAACTCCTTGGGAACCTGTAGATGTTCTTGGTAATGTATATAATCGTCTTGTGATATTTGATGCAAGTTGTATTCATAGTGCTTCTGAATATTTTGGAACTACTAAAGAAAATGCAAGACTATGGCAAATGTTTTTCTTTGATACTGGGGATTAATAATGAAAAATAAATTAACTAATTTTCCATCAGTTTATTATATTTCACTAAAAGAAAGTAAAGATCGTCAAGATAATATCGAAAATCAATTTAAAAATTATAAAATTGAAAATTATACACCGATGATCTTTAATAGATTTTCAAAGTGTTCTGATATTATTCATGGACCCCTAGTTCATACTCTAGATAGTTCCAATAAAGGCGCATCAACATCACATCTAAAATCAATTAAAAAGTGGTTGACCGAAACCGATGAACCTTATGCAGTATTTTTTGAAGATGATGTTTCATTCAAAACTGTAGAATATTGGAATTTTGATTGGACTGAATTCATGAATAAACTTCCTAAAGATTGGGAAGCAGTTCAGTTAATGTGGGTAAGACCTGATCAGGTAAAGATTGAATTTCGTGAAAGATATTATGATGATTGGTCTGCAACGGCTTTTATGCTCACTAGACCTTATGGTCAAAAATTACTTGATCGATTTATGATTGGTGATGAAGAGTTTAACTACGATATGGGAAGTATTCAACCAATCGTAGAAAATATAATGTTTACTTCAGGAAAAGTCTATACAATTCCAATGTTTGTAGAAGAAATTAATTTAGAAACTACTTCCATAAACTCTCCAGAATTTAATCCAAATTTAATCATAAACGGACAAAACCCAAGTCATCATGATTCATATTATTCGGTTTTGAATTGGTGGGAAACGACGGGTCGAGATAAAAATTTAGATGAATTAATTTATATGGAGAACATTCAAGATGGTAAGTCTATGAAAATAGTTCAAATTGGTACAAATAAAGCAAATGATGACTTATCCAATTATTTACTTTCAAATTATGATGATTTAGAGTTTGGATTATTTGTTGATGCTAATAGTTTGCATATAGATGATATAAAGAATTGTTATAGTAAATTTAACAATATAGAGATTGAAAATGTTGCCATAAAAACTCCATTACAAAATCAAAATACATTAACAATTTATTATCATACAAATGAGCATCCTCACTATGCTATGGCATCTTGTGATATAGAACACATCAAAAAACATATGACATGGTGCCCACATCTTCAGGGTGGAGAAATAAAGTCATTTGAAGTTCCCTGCATTACTCTTGAAGAATTACTTGAAAAACATTCAATATATGAGATTGATTGGTTGTGTTTGAATATTGAGGGAATTGATGCTGAAATTTTACTGACATTTGACTGGAGTAAGTATAGAATAAAAAGAGTCGAGTTTGAACATCTCCACCTTGGTTACTATAAGAGTGCCATTAAAAATATGATGATTGGAATGGGTTATGAACAAGTTGATTCTTTGCACGAATATGATTGGGCATTTGAAAATAAAAATATTATTTTTGAAACAGAAAAATTAAAAAACTTTCCTTCAATTAATTTTATTAGTATTGAAGAATCTCAAGAACGTATGGATGTTCTTTATGAAATGTTTGAAAAATATGGAATTCAAAAAGTAACACCTCATATTTACAAAAGATATAGTGATGAAGATCATAAAATTATCGAGGGACCTTTAGTAAATCATAATGGTAAAGGACCAGTTACATCACATTTGAAAGCAATTAAAGAATGGTATGAGAATACAGATGAACCTTACACATTCTTTTGTGAAGATGATTTATCTTTGGATACTGTAAAATATTGGAACTTTACCTGGGATGAATTTTTTAATTCTTTACCAGAGAATTGGAATATTGTTCAATTGTGTTTGATTAGAGAAGATATGTTTATATTTTTTAACCCAGAGGTTAAATTAAGAAACAGATGTTGGTGTGATTGGTCAGCATGTGCGTATTTAATTACTAGAAAACACGCAGAAAATTTAATAAAAAATTATTATCCAAATGATTATATTCATTTAGAATATAAAGGAAATGATAAAGAATTTAGAGAAAACGAATATAGTTCTTTTTGGTTTCTCTTACCACAAGTTGAAAATATGGTTTATTCTTTTTTTGAAGGTGGTAATTATGTTTTTCCGTTATTTGTTGAAAAAATATTTAAACCAACTTGGCGTGATGATGACACTCAAATAAATCAAAAATGCCGTAATGAGATTTTAGATTGGTGGGAAACAAAAGGATCAAATAAAACTTTAAATAATTTAATCACATAATTTATCTTCAAACCCAACAGAGTGATTTTAGTCAGGTTTTGATATCTTGTCAATACTTGACACCTAAAATCATTTGATGTATGATATAAAAGTCTTGAAGGTCTTTGTGACTTTGAGACCTCAAGACCTGTTCTGGTGGTGGAAAGAACAGTTATATAAACGTAAAGTTGTGGGAGTGGTATCCTACAACTTTTTTTTGTGTCTTATGATACTTGACGAATATTTTAAAATCAATTATAATTACTCTGTGGGTTTTGAGATAAGATTGTAATAAGAAGCTTAGAGCCACTTTGGGAACTGGTCCAAGACCTCCCCAGAACCCCATAGGACCTGCTATGATACTGGAAGTTCAAAAGCACTTGTATGTCTCTTACACACGAAGTTCGTGGTTCTTTAGCAAGATGTTTAGCCACAGAAAATATTATAGTAGAACATAAAGATGTAGATACTGCAATGT